AAGCCGCAGTCGATCGAGAGCAGTAAGCCAGCATTTATAGCCAATCTCGTGCGCACTGAAGCGCTGGCCGGCCGGCAGGTCCTTGTTTGGTGTATTTTCGATGCCGAGGCTAAAATCCTGGCGGAACTGATAGCCGATTTGCCGGTCGCTCAAATCCACGGAGAAACACCCGAAGATGATCGCAGTCAGATCATCGAAGACTTCCGCCACGGCAAGACCAGGATCCTGGTCAGCAAGGCTCGGCTGCTTGGCTACGGCATGAATTTCCAGTTTTGCGAAGCGATGGTATTCTCGGGCTTCGACGACAGTTTTGAGGCCTTCTATCAGGCCGTTCGCCGCTGCTACCGCTATGGCAGTAAAAACCAGCTTCGCGTGCATGTCCCGTACGTTCCCGAGCTAGAAAACCACGTCTGGGAAAACGTGCTCCGTAAAAAAGGCCTTTGGGAAGCCGACACCGCCGAATGCGAGAAAGCCTATGCGGCTGCCTGCGCCGAAATCTCAAAACCGGCATGATTGTTCAGCCAGACTTTACCCGGCATTGGAAAACAGTGCAGCTTCGGCAAGCCCTAGGCGGTGACCGCGGCGCAACCGACTACATTCTCAATCTCTGGGGTCATTGCCAAACCAGTCGAAAGAGCGCGTTCCAGAAGCTCACGGCAGATGCCTTGGCTGCAATTTGCGGTTACGATGGCGACAGGTCGGTGTTTTTCACGGCAATGAAGAATTGCGGATTTATCAGAGTGAAATCTGATTTAGTCACGGTTCACGAATGGGATAAGTATAACGCATCGCTCGTAAGTTCTTGGCGTAACGGTAAAAAAGGTGGTCGAAAAAAGAAACCTGCCGGTTCTGATCGGGTTAACCCAGATCAAACCGCTGGGTTACCGACCGGGGGGGCGATTAGAGAAGAGAAGATTAGAGAAGAGAAGATACATACCCCGGCCACCGGCGCTGTTGCGCCTGGTGTTCTCATTTCCGCTGAATCGTCGGATTCCAAACCTGCGGATTTAATTCTCGATTCCACAACACCGCAGGAAATTTACGCAGCCTATCCGCGAAAGATTGACCCAAAAGCGGCACAACGCGCGATTCTCAAGGCAATGCGTCTCAAACCAGCGAAATACCTGCTGGAGCGAACAACTGCTTATGCCGTGGCCATGCGAGGAACCGAGGTTCAATTCATCCCGCATCCAGCGACTTGGTTTAACCGCGAGCGCTACGATCAGCCGGAAGCGAGCTGGAACCCAACTGGCCAGCGCGTCACCGCTCCGCAAAAAGCAGAAAACCCGGAGCCTCGTGATTGGCGAAATCGCATGCGGCAGCATTACCCAAACGCAACAATCCTCGACGACTCAAGATCCTGGCAGTCGCTCCCTCGATTCAGCCAAGAAAGCATTATCGGAGCTCTTGCGGAAATCGAAAAGAGAAGCGCTGAAAAACCGCTATGATCCGCTCGATTCTACGATTTTGCAGTCAGCCATATCGCCAAGGTTATGACGACGGCTACGAGCGCGGAATTCGCATCGGTGCCGCAATCGCACGCAACCCCAACGGCACTTTCAGGAAAATACCAGGATCAAAAACCAAGAAGCCAAAAGCCGCAGCCATTCAGCCGGAATTGCCAAACCTGAACACCGAAAACCAACCCAGCCATGCCCTACCTGAATAAAATCTTCCTAATCGGAAACCTCACCCGCGATCCCGAGCTTCGCGTCACACCGAAAGGCACGCCGATCTGCCAATTCGGCATCGCTGTAAATCGTCAGTTTAAAGACGAGTCTGGCGGTCAGCGAGAGGAAACCACGTTCATCGACATCGAAGCCTGGGGAAAACAAGGCGAACTCGTATCCAAGTATCTCGGTAAGGGCAGCTTGGCGATGTTTGAAGGACGACTGAAGCTCGACCAATGGGAGGATAAACAGACTGGCCAGAAGCGCAGTAAACTCAAAGTCGTCATGGATAACATCCAGTTCCTTAACAGCCGTAACCAAGCGAGCGATACACCATCATCCGCACAGCCCGCATCAACGCCAGCAGCATCAACCAAAGGCACGGCTGACCCAGAAAGAGATGAGGATGTGCCGTTCTGAGGTCAAAAATATTTCGATCTGAAATAAAAGATTTTGCTTGACAAGACTGAAAATGGAACGCGTAGAACAACAATTGACGTCTGCACCAATCGTGTTTGTTGGCGGCAAGCGAACCCATGGTGGCGCATTCAGCATGCTGCCCACCCTGGGGTTTCGGTCGGCCATCTCCATTGTCGGTGTCGGTACGCGCCCGTTGCTCGCATGCGATGCTGATGCTGTCGCAGTATATGATTTATTTATTTTGCGCGCTATTCTTAGATTAGTGAGCTTTTTCAGAGATATACCTGAAAATAGACATTGCGCAAGTAACTACCCCACCCACATTAAGGAATCTATTAAACCCACGGGTTACCCGCAGGTTCCCGCGAGGTCCGTTTTGGGTTTATGAGCGCAGAAACGCCAAAAACACAGAAGGCCACCGGCAACCTCGGAAGCTTCCCCTCGATGGCCTCCTGCTCTGGAGCTACCGGAATTCCACTCTCAGTGCTCAAGGGCGCAAAAAAAGCCGGCTGCCCCGCCTTCGACCAGTCGAATCGCGTTCACCTTGAGCCGCTTCTGAGGTTTATCTTCAGCGAAAACGGCTCAATGGGCCAGGATTGGGCGAAACGCCATGAGCGCGCCGATGCCCTGATCGCCGAAAAGAAACTAGCGGTCCTGGAGGGCGAGCTCGTCGACATCAATACCGTGACTGAACAGCAGGACCGCTGTTGCGCGCGTGCCGTGGCCGTCTTGCAGCAGAAATTCGAGACCGAGCTACCTCCCAAGCAGGATGGATTGCCGGCCGTGAAGATCGCCGAGATGAACCGGAAGGCCCTCGATCAAGTTCGCGCTATCCTCAGCCAGGAAGAGGCCTATGCTTAACCTAGCCACCAGCTACGCGCGCTCCTTTTCGCCCCGAGATCGCCGCGAGGTTGACGCCTGGGCACGCGAATACGTCAAGGTCGGAGCTTGGTCACCATGGGAAGGCGACTTTTCTACCGACCACACTCCATGGATTGTGCAGCCGCTCCGGATCCTGGGCCGCCAAGGTCCCCGCCGGTTGACAATCGTTGGCCCCGCGGCCGGTGGGAAATCCACGATCGGGGAGGTTTTCCTAGCATGGGCAATCGACAACGCGCCGGGATTTGTTGTTTGGTATGCCCAGGACGAGGAAGCCGCCAAGGAATTTGCTGAAACCCGAGTGCAGCGCTTCCTGGCGAGTTGCGATCGGGTCAGCCGCTGGTTCCCGTCGAGCCGTCATGCCCGGCGCACCCAGGCGATCCACTTTCCGCACATGTCATTCGTCATCCAGGCGGCGAACACCGGAAACGCCCAGTCCAAGCACATACGACACCTGATCTGCGACGAACCCTGGCTCTACAAGCCAGGCATGCTTGCGGCGCTCCATAAGCGCACGACCCGGTTTGCTCACAACCGGACGATTTTGGAAATGTCAACCGGCTCACTCAAGGGTGACGAGGTTGACCAGGCCTGGAACCAGGGAACTCGGCAGGAGTGGCAGCTTTTCTGCCCGAAATGCGAGCAGCATCATACGCCGCGGTGGACGTTTGGCCGGGTTGACTCGCCCGGCGGCGTAAAATGGGACGCGAAAGCACGGCGCGAGGACGGCACCTGGGACATCCGGGCCGTTGCCGAGTCGACCGAATACGAATGCCCGAAATGCCAAGCCCGATTCGCAGCCAATGCGGCCAACGGTTATGCCCTCAATAGCCGCGGCCAATACAGTGAGCCGGCAGCCGACGCCATGCCGACACACTGGTCATTTCACTGGAACTGCATCGCCTCTGATTTCGCTCAGCTTGGCGCGATTGCCGTCGAATTCCTCCAGGCGAAAGCGGCCCTGCGCCGCGGCACGACTGCACTCCTCCAGGAATTTACTCAAAAGAAGCTCGCGGAGGCCTGGGAGGATCAGGCCCCGGAGGTCAATGTCGCCCAGATCGATAGCGACTACAAGATGGGCGAGCCCTGGACCGATGAATTCATGCGGTTCTTGCTGGTGGACGTGCAGCAAACCCACTTCTGGGCGCTGATCCGGTCATTTTCAAAGGACGGCCGGTCGCGGCTGGTCAGCGTGGCCCGACTTGAAAGCTGGGAGTCGATCGAGGCCTGGCGGATCGCCAACGCCGTGGCCTACGACTGCACATTCGTCGATTCCGGCGACCTTACCGACGCTGTTTACATGAACTGCGCCCGCTATGGCTGGTTTGCCATCAAGGGCGAAGAAGTTCCGGGCGGCTACCTCGTGGTCCTGGCTAATAGCCAAAAGGTCCGCGTCGTGGCCCGCGCATCCGACGCCCTGGGTATTCCAGCCCAGCTTGGCCCAGGATCAAAGAATAAAGCCTGCCGGCTGTTCCTGATCTCAGACTCGATGAGCTCGGAAATCCTCGCAAAGGCCCGCGCCGGCAAGCTCGAAGGCTGGACGATCGCATCCGACACGCCGCAGTTTTACCGCCAGCAATTAGCCTCGATGGTGAAAATCTCCCAAAATGACAAACTGACCAACCGTGTCCGCTGGTTCTGGAAGGAAATTGGGAAGGCGGGCAACCATTGCTGGGATATCGAGCGATACGCCATAGCTGCGGCCTTTCTCGCTGGACTTTTCAGAATCACCGAGCCGGAAGCGCCGGCAAAAACTGAACCCGTCAAACCATGACCCCAAAATTTTTGAGCCCGAAAGAGGCCGCCTCGGAGCTTGGCTGCCATGTCGATTTTATCCGTTCCGAAATTCGCCGCCGGCGCATGACACCCGTGCATCGAGTGAATCAGCGCGTGATCCGCATCCCGATGGCGACTTTTGAGGCTTACAGGCGTTCCCGCGTGGCCTAAGTCGGCACAACTCGGCCTAAGTCGGCACAACTCGGCACAACTCGATATAGGAACACGGACAAAAAGCGGCGCAGGGTGCATGCGTGCCGCTTCGAGTCGAAAACGTCCGCGCAATTCTGCGCAGCTTCGCGCCCGCGAATCCTCCTCCGACCGGAACGCTATACACCGCCCTGCAAGCGGCCGTAAATTCCGGTGTTCCGCAGATCATCGCCGGAAAGTTCGTGATCGAGGCGATGGCGGCTGGCGTTTCGACGCGCTATGAGCTTCCGCCGGCGCTGTCGGGTGCGCAACCGCAGGACATCCTCGCCGAACTTGAGCGCCTGACGACGCTCTGCGAAGCAGCCCAGGCGGCGAACACCGGCGCGAACGATTCCGTTTTGTTCCTCTGGATGCTAGGCCAATTGGCCATCGTCCGGTCGTACGGTCCCGATTTCTCGCAGCCGTATATCCGCCCGTGATCGCGTATTCGAAAAATCACGACTGGGCATCTATTGTCGCCGCATCGGCTGACCAATATCTTGCGCAATCAGCCAAGCAGCGCCAGCAGAAGGAGGTCGCGAGCCAAATTGCGGAGGTTCAGGCGAGGTATGAGGCGGCGTATTGGAATCGCTCCCGCAGTTACCTGCCCGGCTTCATTCAGTCGGCGCGCGAGGACATCAACACGCTCTCTCGTCAGGAGATCATCCGGAGAATCCGGTATTTCGAAAAGAACTCCGGTGTTTTGCAGAAGGTTCTGACGATCCTGTCGACGAACATCATCGGCTCGGGCCTTCACCCGACTCCGATCACGTCGAACTCCACCTGGAACAAAAAGGCGCTCGACTGGTGGAATCCCTGGGCGGAAACGGCCGATCTGACCGGCCACGGCAGCGTCTATGACATCCAGGATATCGCATTTCGTTCCCAGAACGTCGACGGCGATTTCGGGATCGAGTTGACCGAAAACGCATTCGGCAGGCCTGCGCTGAACTTGGTTGAGGCGCATCGCATCACGACAGGTTCGCTTGAGGCGAAAAAGATGGAGGCCGCAGGATATCGCGTCGTCGACGGAGTTATCATCGACAGCTTTGGCCGCCCACTTGTTTACACCGTCAGCAGCGATTTTGACGCAGCGAAAATCGCCGCAATAACGGCCTCTAATTTCGTTTTCTATATGGATAAGCAGCGCGCGGGGCAATACCGCGGCATTTCGCTTTTCCATGGTGCGGTGCTCGATCTGCACGACCTAGATGATCTCCAGAAGTTCGAGATGCTGGCCGCCAAAGATACGGCATCGGTTTCGAAGATTTTCCAGACCGCCGCCGGCGCGGTGACTGTGGATGGCAATGGTGTCGGCGCATCGCTCAACCTGACGCCGAGCACGCCGAACCCGACAACTGGCCAGCGGGCTGCGTACTACCGCCAGACCATTGGCGGCGAAACCCTGGTCACGTTCCCCGGCGACGAATACAAGCAGATCGAGAGCAAGCGACCGAGCGCCGCGATGTCCGGATTCTGGGACAAGCTCGAAATCAAGTTCGTGCAAGCGTCCGGACTCTCCTACGCCGCCCTGGTTGACTACAAGGGCAACTGGAGTGGATCAACGCTGAGAGCGGCTGTCACTTCCGACAATCGGCTCTTCTCAATCCGCACGCGCAAGCAAGCCGCGAAGTCCCAGCGGATTTGGGAATATGCCATAAACTGGGCGATCACGCACGGCGAACTGCCGCCCAATCCGGATTTCCGGAACGTCCGCTGGCATCCGCCGCGGCGCGCAACAGTCGATGTCGGTAACGAGTCCGGGGCGATGCTCGATGAGCTCAAGGGTGCTGTAAAGACCTACGAACTCATCCACGGCGAGAATGGTGACGATTGGCGTGATCGGCTGGAGCAGCGCGCGATCGAGGAGGCGTTCATAGAAATGCTTTCGAAGAAATATGACGTGCCGGCCGCGCGCATCGCGAGCTTCGCGCAAGAACGCCTGGCGGGTGTCGCCCCTGATGCCGTCGCCGCCCTTCCGGCCGGCACACCTGGATCCGGACAGCAGCCAGAACCAGACCCAAAACAAATCAAGCCGTGAAAACCAAATTCATCGACGTAACCGCCAGCGAATTGACTGACGTCCTCGCCCTCGCAGCGCCGAGCGTGATCGAAATGCCGAGCGACCCCAAAGGACCGCTTCCATCAGCGATCGTCTGGATGCCGGCTGGTGACCACGAGATTAACGCGAGCACGATCAACGGCGAAGGCTACGTCGGTCGCGCAATCTGCGATGAGCAGGCTGCTCGTTCCATCGCTGCTTCATTCGCAAAACTCACGGCCGGCGGTCAGCGCGTGTGGCTCGATTTCAATCACGCCGATGCTGAGGCGTCTGCCTGGGTGAAGGGATTTTATTGGGATGCCGGGAAGGGCATCATGGCCAGCGTCGATTGGACACCCGGCGGCGAAGCGGCGCTGAGAAACCGCTCGTATTACTCGTTCAGCCCGACGTTCCGGGTTGATCGGAGTTCGGGGCGAGTCGTCTCGCTCGTCCCGGATCACGCGGCCGGCGGCCTTGTGAACGCTCCAGCTTTTGGGTCGGCCATGCCGGCCCTTATTGCCGCCCGGTCGGGTGGTAACACCAACAAACCCGCGTCCGGCGGCTCTCCGGAAAATCATCAGATCATGAAAGACATCATCGCAAAGATGTTGGCCGCCCTGAAAATTACGGTGCCGGCCGACGCAACGGAGGAGCAGGTACTTGCCCTCTACGCCAAGCATTCGGCGGACATCGTCACAGCAGTCGCCGCCGAGCGCGAGGAAGTCAAGGCGCTGAAAGCCGAGTTCGCGTCTGTTCAGGCCAAGGCCGACGCCGCGGTCGCCAAGGCCAAGAAGGATGCGGATGAAGCCGAAGTTCAGGCCGCCAAGCTCCAGGCCAAGAAGGATGCTGACGCCCTGAAAGCCGAACTGGCTGAGGTCAAAGCCGCCCTGGTCGCCTTGAGGGCCAACGCCGGCCCTGGGATCGTCGAGGTGACCGCTGAGTCGGTCACCGACGTAATTCGCGGCTACGCCATCGAGCCTGATGTTACGAAGCGCGGCAGCCATTTCCGTGACAACATCGCGAAGGTCATCGCCAAAATCGGCGGCCGCGGCTTCTCGATCGCCCTCCGCGATTCCTTCCCGGCGCTCCGGAGAAACGCCGATGTGCAGGCCGCCAACTCGCTCGGCACCTTGGTTGGCAACCTGATCGCCCAACAATCCCTGTCGCTGCTCAAGTATGAGTTCCCGCTGCTGAAGAACATCTCGGCGGACTTCTCGAACCAAAGCGCCGATTTCAATCAGACGATCATCACCCGCCTGAAGAGTGCCATCGCCGCGAGCCAGTACAGCGGGTCCGGCTACACCGCCGCTTCCGCCACGCTGACCGACGTGCCCGTCACGCTGTCGCATCACCCGTACGCGCAGGTTTCGTTCAATGCGAACGAGCTCGCGAGCACGAACCGCGATCTGTTCGGCGAGCAGGCCGAAGTCGTGAACTACGCCATCGGTCTCGACATCATCAACGCGATCTACGCGCTGCTGATCGCCGCGAACTACCCGACGACTCCGCTGACCGTGACCGGAACGACGGGTGCCAGCTACAACCGCGCCGCCGCGGTCGCCGCCGCTCAGCAACTGTTCATCAACAAGGTTCCGCGCGCCAATCGGTTCAATCTGCTGAACGCGATCGCATTCGGCGGACTCGCTCAGGATTCCTCGATCGTGTCCCTGGCGGCGTTCCAAAAACCCGAGATCATCACCGGCTACGAACTGCCGCCGATCGCGGACATGCAGCCGATCCAGGCCGTCAACCTGCCGACGACCGGCAGCATGGTCGCCTTCGCCGGCCATCCCCGCGCGCTCGCCATCGCAACCCGCGTGCCGAACGACTACACTCAGGCACTCCCCGGCTCGAACTATGGCGCGGTCAGCCAAGTGACCGATCCCGACACCGGGATCACCGTCATGGTGACCCAGTACGTCAACCACGACGCCGGCACCAGCAACTACCGCGTTGCGCTGATGTACGGCGTGGCGGTCGGTGACCCGAACGCCGGCGTCATCACGACCCACAGCTAAGCCTGAGCCCAAGCCGCCGCACGGCGGGGCAGCATTCGGCTCCCCGCCAATCGGCAGCACTCGATCTCCTGTGACTCCATCCCAGCAAGCTATAGCAGACGGTTTCGCTGTCTTGAAAGCGACCAACGGACAACCGTTCGTCCGCGTTTCAGATTCAGCCGCCTTCACCGGGGTTCCCGGAACGCTGCGAAAAGACGATCCGCTGCTGGTGGGGTCACAGGACCGCTTTTTTCTGATTCTTGTTCTCCCTGCCGACGAGCCGAGCTCGCCGTTGAAGCGGGGGGACCAACTGACATCGAACGGCCAGAGTAACCGCGTGGTTCGCCGTGACATCGACACCGCCACAGGCCTGGTCAACGCGATTGTGACCCCCGCGTAATGGACGCCCTTATCCAGTCCAATATCTCGGAATTCATGGCGGCTTTTGCCCGCTACGAGAGATACACGCGCAAGACGCCGGACGCTGCGATGGAACAAAAGGCGAAGAATATCAATATCCGGGTATTCGACCTTTTCCGCGACCATGAATTCGGCGGCTATCCACGGAACAAAGAGATCGCCAGCGAGGAACTGAAATCCCGGACAGGCGAGCATATCGGCACGCGCGTTCGCGCCAAACTCCTGGAGCTTTATCAGAACGAGCGCCAGTTCACCGCATCGAGCTATAGCGGCAAGATCGCTGCCCTCATCGGCGTTGACGTAGTCAAGCGCAGCAAGCTCGCCAGAAAATTCGGCGGGGCATTGGTCAAGCTCTGGCAGTCGATTGTCGGCCGCGAAATCGGCCAGCGTTCGGCCGGCACAGGCTTCCTCGCCGCGTCATTCCTGGCGTTCAAGAAACGCTCTGCCGGCGAAGAAGGTGCTGTCTACGTCGTCAATCAGGCCGGCGGCAGTATTGGGTATTTTCTTAAGACCGCCGAACTGATCGAGATCGCCAGTCTCGCCGCCGGCGCGGTGACTGTGGACCAAAAGTACGGCATCATCGCCAAGGCCATCGCCGACGAAACTGCCGAGTTCACCGCCTGGATGGATGCCAAGGATGAGGCCAACAAGCAGGCCGCAGGAATCTGAGCCATGCAACTTTCCGACGTTCGCGCATACGCCGCCGCTCAGATCGCAGCCGCCCCCGCATTGGCGGCTCTAGGGGCCGTGCAAATCATCAATCCATTCACGGACCCGAACGTGACGAAGTCCGACCTCGCAACCCAGGCGGCTACAACTGGCGTAGTTTTCGAAATCGGCGTGCCCGAGCTTTCGAATCTCGAAACCCGACTGGAGGGCAGAACCACGGCCGACGCAATGTTCTCCGTCTATATTGCCGAATCCCCAACGGTGACGCACACGCCGAGCCTCGAAGCCCTGATCGAGCAAACCATTGCCGCAGTATGCAAGCGCCCGGCCAACGGCGTGCAGAAGCCGGCCCGGATGGCGAACGACCCTAAGCCAATCCTGTTCGTCGATGACAACGGACTGATCCTTCACCGCATAACCTTCTGGCTGCCGATTTTTATATGACATGCCGAAGCGCCAAACAGAGAGCGACCGGAATATCGATCTCGGCCTCGCAATTCTCTCCGTGCTCAGAACCCCTGGCTCCGAATTCACGCACGAAGAAATAGCCGCCTGGTGCGAATGCGGT